ACTACAAGGATAAAGGTTTTTGTGGGTGCCTGCAATGACCTTTGCAAATTTGGGGAATTTTAAGTTGCAAAAGTGGGGATTTTTACTTTGCAACTCTGTCCATTTTTATTTTACAACAAACATTGAATGGGTTGGATAAATACCTTGCAAACTTTAACATAAACAACATAGTGAAAATTGATGAGGAAAGTGGTATAATTACTATTGTAGGAAATAAATTACCAGTTAAGGCTTTTAGTAATGCTGTGATAGATGCATTACATCCTAAACTTAAAAAGGTCATTAGCAGAAGATTTTATGATGCCAAAGGAAATGCAAAAGTAGATATTGATTTAACAGACCATGGGCACCCGAAGGCTCATCCAATTGTCCCTCATGCACACGATTGGTTAAATGGTGAAAGACAACGAAAGTTTAGGCAGTTAACGGAAACAGAAAAAGAAAAAATTAGAGATATTTGGAGTGATGAGAAATATGTGTGATACTTATTCTTCTCTACAAGAGTTTATTGACGACTTGAAAGCTGTTGGAGAGATCGAGTTTGAGTATAATGATAAAGACTATTCACTTTTGTATTACGACAAAATTTACATTTGCGAGTACAACAAACCAGAAACCGAAAAAGAATACGACACAATTGAAGAATTCTTGAATGAGTTTAAAATTGATGGGATACCAATCAGGGAATTAGCTACAAGAATTAAGGTGATATTTCATTAAACCACCCAGCCAAGCAAGGTTGAGGTGGTATTTTTATGCCTTCTTGTAAGGGAGTGAGCATCAAATGGCAGAGAAAGTCAGCAACAAGCCTTGGGGGGACATAAAGGAGTCCGACTATGACCTTGAGCAATGGCACAGGGCTTGTTTAATTCACCTTCATGAGGGGGCTCCAACAAGTAAGGAACAGTGTAAACTACCTGTGCGTGAACCAGACGGTACATTAAACAAGAATGGTATACATGCAGCAGCGGCGGCATTAGCTGGAGCTCGAGGAGGAGTGAAAGCTCCACTTGAGGATAAACGCAAGGCTGCTAAAAAACTTGTGAGTTTATACTGCAATGTTTTAAATGAAGAACCACCTGAAAGCATACTTAAGCTTGCTGGTATGAAACCTAAGCAAAGCAGCGAATAAGCACTCTACAATGAGTGCTTTTATTTTTGCATACAAACTTTTACGCTGACACCGAGCGGTTAATCGGTGGTAAAAGGGAGGAGGTAAAGAATCATGGGCGATGAAATGAACAACAAAGCAATCCAGACCAATCCTGCTGACGCTGGGCAGGATAACAATAACACTCAACCAGCGGGCAATGATACTCAGCAGCAGTCCAAAATGTTTACACAAGAAGAGCTTGAAAGGATTCTCTCTGAACGCTTAAAACGAGAAAGAGAAAAATACAAAGACTATGACGAACTAAAGAAAGCTGCTGAGGAATTGAAGAAGATTAAAGAGGCTCAGATGAGCGAGCAAGAAAAGCTTCAGGCGCGACTTGCCGAAATAGAACGTGAAAAGCTTGAGAGAGAAAGGGAGTTGGCAGAGCTAAAGACAAACCTTATTAAACAGAAAATCTTAAGCGAAATGGGATTGCCTTTATCGCTAGCTGACCGTGTATTTGGCGAGACTGAAGAAGAAATTCGGCAAGATGCAGAGGGGCTGAAAAAACTCTTGGGCTTGCAAGCAAGTGCAAAAGTGGGATCACCAACAAACCCACCTGAAGGCAATAAGACAAAGGTAATTACAAGAGCAGAGCTTGCAAGAATGACCTCGGAAGAAATAAATGCAAACTGGAACGTCATTTCGGAGGCACTCAAAAAAGGCTTACTAAAATAATTCAATACTTGAGGAGGTTGATTTAAGTGGCTATTACGAATTTCATTCCTGAAATATGGAGTGCAAGACTGTTGGAGAACTTGAGGAAGAACCTTGTATTTACGAACATCGTTAACAGAGATTATGAGGGTGAAGTAAGGTTTGGCAATACCGTAAGGATTAACAACGTAGGGCCCATATCGGTGTTTGACTACGCCAGGAATCAAGACCTGCCAGAACCTGAAATGATTGACGGTAACCAGAGAATGCTCGTTATTGACCAAGCAAAGGCTTTTAATTTCCTCATTGACGACATCGACGCTGCACAGGCGAATGTGAACCTTATGGATAATGCGATGAGGGAAGCTGCTTATGCACTTGCAGACGTAGCAGACCAGTATATTGCCAGCATGTATGTGCACGCCCAGAATGCTATAGGCGATGATACTACCCCGATTACTCCAAGTGCGCAGGATGCGTATGAGGTGCTGGTGGATGCATCGATTAAACTAGATGAGAACAACATTCCGAGAACTGGGCGTATTGCTATTGTGCCACCCTGGTTTTATGGTCTGCTATTGAAGGATGACCGTTTCGTAAAATACACTGAGAGCGGTCAGAGCGTGCTGAGGACTGGGCAGGTAGGACAGGCAGCAGGATTCGAAATATTCATTAGCAACAACGTGGCTAATACCGATGGAGCTAAGTATAAGATAATATGCGGCCATCCGATGGCCATTACTTATGCCGACCAGATTGAGAAGGTGGAGGCTTATAGACCCGAGAAGAGATTCGCGGATGCGGTCAAGGGTTTACACGTGTATGGTGCTAAAGTAATCAGACCAGAGGCTTTGGTCGTTATCACAGCGAACAAATCCTAGTAGGTGATGACTGATGTGGCTTAAAAACAAGCAGACAGGGTTAATATGGGAGGTTACGGGGGAGCTAACGGAACGGCTCCTCCGTTCCACTGATTTTGAGGTGATTGAAGAATGGCAATCCAGGTTGGAGTCAACAGCTATGTCGACATCGAATATGCAGACGGGTACTTCGCAGGACGACTCTATACAGACGAGTGGGACAACGCAGACACAGCAACGAAAGAAAAAGCGCTCTTAACGGCATGTAGAAGGATTGAACGAATGCAATTCAAGGGGATTAAAGCGGATCCAGAGAATCAGATACTACAGTTTCCACGAGCGTTGCCAGCAGTAAGGATGCCTTTATATCCTCGTGAACGCCAGTTCAATTTTGATTACACTCTTGCTTATATCGTGCAAGAAGAAGTACCCGAAGAGGTAAAACAAGCGCAATGTGAGGAAGCTCTTGCATTGCTCAAATATGGCAACAACACACGTACCAGGCTACAGGAGCAAGGTGTAATCAGGGTAGACTTTGGGAGCGTGAGTGAGGAATACGAAAGAGCTGGCAGAGGTATAAATAAGCTGTTCAGCAATGAAGCATATGAGCTGCTTAAACCTTACCTTGCTGGTGCGGTTGCCCTTGTTTAAGGTGGTGTCAACGATGATTAAAGAGTATTTAAATCAAACCGCAACACTAAAGACGACGATAGGCTACAACGAATATGGTGAACCTATATCGAACGAAAAAATTATTCCATGCCGCTTTGAAATGAAGCGTAAACTTGTGCGAGATAAACAAGGGAATGAGGTAGTATCAGAAGCGACTATGTATTGCATTGAACCGCTAAAACCTGATGATAGGGTTGTTTACAACGGTAGGGAATACGTTGTAATAGCTGTCAGCGAAATAATTGATCTTGACGGCAATATTGTTTATTACGAGGTGGCTTTGTAATGGCTAAGTATGTTTTAAAATGGTACGCAGAGCAAGTCAAGAAAGTGATAGAAGAATCAGCAGCTAAGGCACTTGTTTACTGCGGCAATAATTTAAAGAAAGAATCTCTCGAACAGGTCCCGTGGGCAACCGGCGACTTAGGTGGAAGCTGTGAGGTAAGTTCCCCACAAAAGAGATGGAATAAAATTCTGGTTACGGTGGGATATGACACTCCATATGCGATTAAACAACATGAAGACCTAACATTACGCCATCCAGATCCAAGGAATCCTTTGTCTGTCCCAGGACGCAAAGCAAAGTATCTTGAAGACCCGTTTAATGCAAACAAGAGACGATATTCAAATTACATTAGAAATTCTGTTAAACGGGCCTTAAAGAGAGGGTGATGCCGATGTGCTGCTAGATGATATTGCCTTGTATCTGCAGCAGCAAGGTGTTGGTGTAGTTGGTACGGATATATTCAAGGGGCAGTTACCTGCTTCACCGGATGACTGTATTGCATTGTTTGAATATGCCGGGGAGCCACAGGACTTGACGGATGCAAACTTAGAATATCCTGGACTACAGGTTTTAGTCAGAAACAAGAGTTATCCTGCGGGCAGGCAAAAGATTGAACAGGCAGTACGGGTTTTACACGGTGTATCAGAACAGGTCATAAACAACGTAAGATATTTGCTCATTCAGGCAAGACAAAGCCCTTTCCTTCTTGAAAGAGACGAGAATGGAAGGGCTGTTTTTGTTGTCAATTTTAGAATCATAAAGGAGGTTGGTTAATTATGGCAATAGCCGGTAAGGGCGGCAGCGTGTACATTGGCGCCAATAAAGTTGCTGAAATTGCTCAGTGGAGCATTGATTGTGAAGCGGATAACATTGAGGTAACCAATTTTGACAGCAACGGTTGGAGAGAATTTATCGCTGGCCTGAAAGAATGGAGCGGTAGTTTTGAGGGTAACTTCAAGCCAGATGACACCAACGGTCAGCGTGCACTTATCACAGCATGGCAGAACGGAACCACAGTTTCTCTAGAGCTGCGCATTGATTCGACCAAAAAGTTGTCTGGTAATGCTTATATAAACTTCTCCATTGAGATGCCGGTTGATGACAAGGGTAGTTTCAGCTGCGATTTTCAGGGTACAGGTGCACTAACGATTACCTTGACCTAATTGATAAGGCAGGTGATTTGATATGGCAATAGCGGGGAAGGTGGGAGCTGTATATGTCAGCGATGTAAATGCAGCTCCTGTTAGTTTTACAGATCAACCCACAACGAAAGATGCAACATTGACACGGTATCAGGTAACTAATCCTGCATATCGTTATTGGCCCCTAAATGCAGCAATAACGGTAAAGAAAAATGGGAATATAATAACATCCGGTTTTACTCTTGAACGAGCAGGTGGCGTTGTAGTTTTCGATAGCCCGCTACAAGCGACTGATACGGTAACTGTATCAGGGCAAGCGTTAACAATGATTCAGCGGGGTGGTTTCTTTAACTGGAGTGTTGATTGCGAGCTAGAAACAACGGAGGTTACCACATTTGCAAGCAATGGCTGGAAGGAGTTTTTGGGCACTATCAAAGGATGGTCAGGCAGTGCAGAAGCATACTGGGGAGACAAACAATTCTTTGACAGCTTGGGACAGATAATTGTTGTCAAACTGTTCATCGATTCTGGCGCTTCCCAGAAATGCTTGGAGGGGTTTGCTGTTATCACATCCGACAGTATTGAAACCGCAACGGATGATATTGTAAACGAAAGCATAGATTTTGAAGGTGTTGGGCCACTCTATTTCAGATTATAGGAATGAGGGCGGTTTAAATTGCCGCCCTCACAAACTTTTACAGGAGGGATAGTATGCGAAATAAAGTAGTATCATTTGCGGGGAAAGAAATTCGCATTGAGGAGAAGAAGATTGGGGAGCTTGAGAAGCTGGTTGTAGAGCTTTTCCCGACCAGCAAGGGGAAAATAGCGAACA